CATCAACAGGTCAGTTTCTTATGGACGTGATTGAAGATGTCATTAACTTCTACCGCAAAAAGCATGGATGAGATTCTAGCGGCGCTCGACGCAGTACTAGCCCAGTTTGATACAGACGAACACTTGTCAGTGTTTGAACTAGGGCAAGCCGATGGTCTGCGTTGGGCAAAGCAAATAGTAGAGGAAATAAAAAACCCGCCGGACTCCGATTAAGTGGTTTCCGACGGGCGTAACTAGGAGGCATATATGAAATATGCTTATCAGTATCGTACCAGAGGACAACACACGGTGTCCAGGGACATGGTAAAGCTGGAAACAGTATTAGCAAGCGTAACAAACAAACTAAGGAAAAGTATGAACAAGCCAGTAAAAGACTTCAAAGAGAAAGGTGTAAGCGTAGCAGTGTGGGAGACCCGCAACGGTGGCTACAGCATCAGCATCAGCAAACGGTACAAAGACAAGGTATCAGGCGAGTGGAAGGAGTCTAAGTATTGGTTCAAGGAGGACTTAGGCAACCTGATCATCATGCTTCAAGGCGCACTAGATTTTTGTGGTGGTGCTGAAGTGCATCAGGCTGAAGGCGTACCAAGCGGTCAAGGTAAACCAGGTAAGCCAGCGACGTACGAGCTAACACAGGAGGAGATTGATGACCTCCCATTCTGAGGTTGTATTTACACTAGAAGATATAATCCTCGGCGCTAAACACGCAGAGCTTCGAAACTTTGAATCACTACACGCAGGTTACACCGACCGCTTCATGGCAACAGAAGTTAGTCCCATGCAAAAGCTAAAGAAGGAAGTGTGCGGTGTACTGGGCGAAATAGCAGTGATGAAGTTTCTAGGCTTAAAGTCAGCGCTGAGGATTAACGGATTCAAACGGGACGCTGATATTGGTGACGATATAGAAGTACGCACCATTCATCGCCCGGATGGATGCCTAGTAATCAGACCAAACGAGGACACTTTGCGGCGGTATATACTGGTTCATGTGTATGACTTCAAAGCAAAGCTACTCGGCTGGATTCCTGGCTACGAAGGAGCATTAGAGGAGTACAAGAGTGATCCAGGCAATAGAGGCAAGCCATGCTGGTCAATACCGCAAGGCAGACTCTACCCAATGCAAGATTTTGATAGGAGAAAACATGAGCAAACCGCATAAACAATGGACTGATAAACAAACGTTACTTTTAGAAGCAGCTCGACAATTCGCATACAAGTATATCGAAACAGTTCCCCAGTTTGGTAATTCAATCGAAACAAAAGTAAATGCTTTTATGACGGGTTATTTGAAAGGAGTAAGAGACTGCGGATTTGATTTGTTTGATCCAAAAAGCCTAGAAGAAATAGAGGTTAGCGATGAGTAAGTTTCCGTTCAAACCAAATCCGCCCTACATTCCAGATCCGTATGTAATACCGCAACAGAAAGAGAAAGTTGATGAAATGAAAACACCGAAAGAACAAGCAAGAGATTACGTTTGGCACAACTACGGCGAAGGTGACTTCAACGAGTACAACTGGGACCGTAGCGCAGAAGAGATTTGGCTAGCTGGCTACGAGGCGTGTAGAAATCACATTCACTTGCATTGGAAAGAGGAATGGAAAGACCTCTATAGGCGCATTGAAGAGAGTTGCCTTCCTGCTATGGATGCTATGGAAGGTCGATATTTGCACCAGGTGAAAGAGCTGGAGACAAGAATTGCGGAGCTTGAGACGGAGCTTGAGAACTGGCAACACAATGCAGTGCATGGAGATGAGGGATTATGAAAACACCTGAACAGATGGCAGAGGAGTATGGAGCAAGCCCATATGAAAAAGATGCCTACCTCGCTGGCTACCAAGCCGCAAAGGATCAGGTTGCTGACGCCAGCAAGGTGATGCCGCAATGGATCAGCGTTAAGGATAGGCTGCCGGAGGAAGGTGTATGGGTACTTGGTTATTATTCAATATACGAAAATGATATATATGATGTGGGAGTAGTTAAAAGATTTGTTCACACATGGGCAGAAGCAAATATCTGGTTAACTAATCATAAAGATGGCCCTTTAACATACGAAGAAGTTGATTCAATCACCCACTGGATGCCACTACCAGCACCGCCGAAGGAGGAGAAGTGATTGATTGGTTTGATTCAAAAACAAACACGTTAGAAAAAGCGTGGTGTGATTATATTGAAATGAAACGAACCTACGAAAAGCAAATTGGCATTTGTCCAATTCAACCATTTCCAGCAGGTTTTACCGCAGGATGGGAAGCCGCAAAAAAAGCCTATGGGATTGAAGAGCCGAAAGAGGAAAAGTGAAAAAGTTTAACCTAGCGGGGGTAGAGTGCGAAGTAGGTGACATTATCGAATGCTTAAATGTACCTTTTGCAGATCACGCCGAAAGATATCATATCGTACTCCCATACGGAGAAACACGAGATTTAGGTAATAATAATGTTGATATGTGGATTTATTGGAGACCAATAAGAAACTTAGGACACTATAGTCAGCTTCCCGCTTTATTCGACGAAGACGATAAACAATACTATTTTGGAGATGAAGCACCGCCGAAGGAGGAGAAGTGACCTATCCAAAGCAGATTAGGCTAAAACTCATCTGGACTCCTGCTCTTATGGCTCAACACCATAAGCAGTGGGGCGACTTGCCTAGAGCCAAGTACAAGCTCGTCACGGTACACAGCAAAGGCGAAGAGATGGAAATGAGAAGGCGTAACAAGGAAGATGTAGAGTGGTGTAAGCGTGGTGGCTATAAGATGCCAGAGGACCAGAAGTGAAAGACTTAACTATTGCAATTTTGATTTTAGCCATTCTGTTTATAGGTTTTAGTTTTACGCATTATAGCAAAGCGATAGAAGAGTGCGCTGGTAAAGGTGGTGTCTATGTACGAACCGTACATGGTCATAAGTGCATGAAAGGAGAAATAATTGAATGAACGCAGACATACCGCCGCTGAAGGTATGGATTAAAGGTAGCTGCTTAGGCTCAAAGGAGGAATATGAGCATGGTTATGCGTTTGCTATACAAAGCTACAAAGGCAGGGCTCTACAGTTTCATGTACTGCTTGAGAGCGGTGCTCACTTTCGGCATATACCTATTCATTGGCTGCTCCATCACACTGGGTCTAGCGATGATTGCTCAATTTCTCTGGACCTACTTCAACTATGGGATTGTTTTTCTTATCGCCCCGTAGTCACCGTATTTGATATGCTCTCAGGCTATCAATGCGATGCTATACTCAAAGATAAAAGCTCACACCCTGCTCGCTACTGGTTTACGGTCGATTGGCTACCTGATAGCGATACTAAGCCTGGGTTCCTGCTCCAACCCGATCAAAACAAGTGCGCCCACGTCGTTCTGCTTGATGACGGACAGGTTGCAGCTCTGCCTACCAATCGCCTCACTTTCAAAGACGCCTTCTTTATCGGCAATAATCCAACAGCAGCAAAACGAGGTTACACAACCCTACCTACCATATGGCAATCAGAGGATTGTAACCGCTGGTCAGTAGCCAACACAGACGACACCTATTATTGAGTTGTAGCTACCTTGTAGTTGGTTCATAATTGTCAAGACTAAGTTATAAGGAGGCATATGCCGCTCACTAAGAAAGGTCTCAAGATTCGAGCAGCGCTAGAAAAGCAGTACGGCAAGAAGAAGGGCGAGCAAGTCCTCTACGCCATGGAAAACGCTGGTAAGCTCAAAGGCATTAAGAAGAAGAAATAATGCCAAAGGAAAGCAACATTCGTAAAAGCCTAGAGCGTCAAGTCACGCTTAACAAACCGTTCCGCACACCTGGTGAGCGTAAGAAGTTTGCCGTCTATGTTAAGAACGAAAACGGTAATGTCATCAAAGTGCGCTTCGGTGATCCCGAAATGAAAATACGCAAGAATGAGCCTGAGCGCCGCAAGTCATTCAGGGCTAGGCACAACTGCGATAACCCAGGACCAAAGACAAAAGCTAGGTACTGGTCCTGCCGTAACTGGTAACTATGGTAAACTCTCGTGCCAAAGGCGCTCGTGCAGAGCGTGAGCTAGCCCAACGCCTTAAAGACTACGGCTATGAAGCACACCGCACACAACAGTTCTGCGGCAAAGCTGGCGACTCAGACGTGGAGTGCCGTGAGCTGGCTCATTACCACATTGAGTGCAAAATGGTAGAAGCCTTAAACATAGACAAGGCGATGGACCAAAGCACACGAGATTGCGGGGACCGAACACCTATTGTAGTGCATCGAAAGAAACAGCGCCCGTGGCTAGTCACTATGTACTTAGAAGATTGGTTGAAACTGCAAGATGCAAGACAAGAAGATAAGTGAAGCAGAACCTTTCGACCACAAAGCGACACCCGAACAGTTACTATGGCTGGCTGTAATAGAGCGAGCTTTACTAGATTACGCTTGCCCTACCTCTGACTCTCAGAAAAGCCACAATATAGGCTTAGACTGGTTCTTTTATGAACTTTCCCCCAAGGCATATAACCTTGAGTATATCTGCGAAAACTTTCTTAACTGCCCAGGTGGAGCAGACCGAGTAAGAAAACGGCTAGAGCGATTACTTGCTATGGAATACCCAGAGCAAGCCTTTAACCGCTCACGCCGCTACAAAGGCTTTTATTAAAGGCAAAAAAAAACCACTCGAGACCTTGCCGGGAACTGAGTGGCTTTTGCGATGTTGAAGGAATTGCTCCCTCTATCTTTCAAAACTTATTTCTTTTTCTTTTTCTTGTCAACAATCGACCAAGCCTGACTAACACCGTAGACAACAGCGCCAGCAACTACAGGTTCAGCAGCCTTAACAAGACCAGCAGCGTCATCCTCAGTCACTCCAATGGTAAGCAATCCACCAGCGGCTAAAGTGAGCAAGTGTCGGACAATGGATAAAAGTATTGGCATATAATCCCTCTCGTATACTCAAACAAACTACTATCGTACTTACAATTCCTGCTGCGAGGGTCGATAAACTTACCCCGTATACAGTTCATAAACGGCTCCCAATAGTAGGTTAGGTCGCAGTGTCTATACTTATCAACCCACTTCTTTACGTTGATTGTAGCCCCGTCTATGCCGTCTAAATCCATTATACAAGGGGCAGAGAGTCTAGGATTTGTTCCATGCTTCTCACAGGTGGTTCCCGTAAGGCACGATTGCCGGTAAGGATTATCGACAAGGTTACTGCCAGGCAAAACAGCAGATACCATAGCGCCCATAACTCTTCTTGCTCGTCCATTTAGGTCACACTCCAAACAGGGGCTCACATACACCGTTGTAGGACCTACAGCCTTACTTAACCTTATTCGTAACCTTTCTAGCACCCTCTTAAACTTAACTACTGACTCACCCCTGCCACGGATAAACTCCCTGCTAGCTGACGCCGCTGTTTGCCCGTAAAGAATCTCATACCGCCCACAACGCTTGTTTCTCATGCAAGGACCGTTGGCTATGTGGACCCTTATCACTTTAGGTCTAGCGTCCTGTAATAGCCTGTCAGCGCACTTGCAATCGCTGGCAAAGGTATTCTCTAACCAACCCGCTACAATCGTTTCCTGCCCATCGTAGGACTTTATAGCGGCATCACAGCTAAACTTAGGGTGACACAATCCAAGATAACTAGGACCCTGCGCTTGAGCAGTAGCAGTAAACGCCAGTAATGCTATCAGCCACCTCATTTATCCAATACTTTGTCTAGCTTCTTATCAATACGCTCTAGTCTTTCCTTTACCGCTATCAACTCTACGTGAGTCACTTGAGCTTGCATTGATAGCTCGTACTTCTTCTGCTCTAACTCTTTAAGGCTATTCTTAACGCTGCGGTAGTCCATACCAACAATAGACACCACCACGCCGATGATGGCTTTCACCATAAGATCAAACCAATACTTTACCTGCAAGAAATCTTGGTCTGTCAATGTACCCTCCCACCACCGTACGCATCGATTACAATTAACTCAGCCTCAGTCAGTCCCGACATCTTACCCATGAACTGCAAGAACGCAGACCGTGACGCTAGTATCGCTGGCTCACCGTCCATCTTGCTAAACTGCATACCCAACAAGATACAGCCGTTGGTGTCCTTATGCGTATTGCCAGCGTGGAACAGAATATGGTCACGCTCTGGAACATCCATCACCTGCCAAGTCTTGCCAAACTTAGGACTAAGCTTTGGTTTAATCTTATACCTACCAACAGGTATGCAACTCACCATTCGCTCGTTGTCTCGCCAGGCATCCTCCAGTGTTACAAACTCAGGAGCACCATCAATACAAAGCACACCAAGCGTTGCGCCGTTATGCTCTGTTACCCTGACAAGACGAAGCTGCTTCATGATTCAAGTGCTGCTATCCTAGTTTCTAACTCGTCAATCTTTGCAACTACAGCATCAAAGAACTCTTCGGATTCCATCGTATATTTGAAAACCTCAAGCTCAACAACAGTTTCTCCTGGTTGTAAAGTGTATTGCTCTAGGTTGCGAAGACGCCCCCTCCAGTTCCCATCTGGACCGTACACATCCCATACACTGATTTTTGTTTTGAGGTCTTCCCAGGTCGTCATACAATTATGTCTTGATAATAAAGTTTACTGTTAAGAATGGAGGATTGTTGGTGCCTGAAGTCATTGCGGCGTTACCGTCAACTCCACCAGTAACCAATCCGATAGATCCAGTAATTGCGTGAGTATGATTTGCGCTTTGCCCGCTTGTATCTGCTAAAGATGTGCCGCTAAAACTTCCAGGCTTTGCTATAGCTCCGGCAGCTAAGTTAGTACCATATCCAAGTGCGTGAGTATGGTTAGCTGATTCAGTCCCAGTTGCAAGTGTAGTACCTGCTCCGCTCATTGAGTGGTAATGCGCTGGTACTGAGTGCGTATGATCAATTGCCCCGCCAGTACCTCCCAATGTCGCTCCAGTGCCTGACGCAGCTTTACCAAGCGGAAACCTTTGTCGCAAATCTGGCAGACCAAACGTTGTGGATCCGTCACCAGCACCATAAGTAACACCAATAGCGCTGAACAAATCACTATACGTTGTACGACTTACATTAGTTCCATCACAAATTAGCCATCCAGTCGGTGCAGTGTTACGACCTGACATTACAATCGTACCCGATGGCACAAGTACCGCTAATTGTCCGTAAGCAACTGCGTCAGTTGTAACAGTTCCGTTGGCTAAGTTGATAATCTTGTTGCTACCAACATTAAGATTACCTGTCATGGCATTGGTGCCATCTTTGTTTACGCACTGATTGATACCAGTGGCAAAATCATCATCCTGCGTGTCATGACGACCAGCTTCAATACCAATGCCTAGACTAGCATCTCCCGTCCATCCGCCTGTACTAGCATTGCCCTTAGTGTAACTACCGCCGCTCCACGCCATATAAACTCTCGCCTAATGTTTAATAATGTAGTTCATATACAAGTATTGCCCAGCACCTGATGTCATCGTTGCATTACCATCAACACCGCCAGTTACTAATCCAACTCGACCAGCTATATTACCACTTGGATGCGTGTGATTTGGAGTAGAGTGAGTATGTCGTGCGCTTGCGCCGCCAGTAGTAGCTGTTCCCGGAATTGTATATCCAGCACCTCCAGCGCCCGTAATTGTCCAAGCGTTGTTTGTAGCTGTAAATCCTATTGCCAACTGATGCGTATGATCTGGAGAATCGTTGCCAGTTGTTCCACCTCCAGAGCTTGTGATGTTTAGATCGGCTCCAGTTCCCATGCCGTGATAGTGCGGCGGGATAGTATGCGTTTGTGTAGCAGATCGTGATGCGTATGCAACACCATCGCTAGTTCCAACAGTATCAGAGGCTCCAACTCCAGTTGGGGTTCTTCGTCGTAAATCTGGAATGTTAAATGTTGTGCTGCCATCACCAGCGCCATAAGTAGTGCCAATAGCCGCAAATAACGTTGCGTAAGTAGTGCGATTTACCGCAGCACCATCACATAACAACCATCCGCTCGGCGCTGATGTCGCCGCTGTGGTAATTACAGAACCTGGCGGAATAAGAGCATTTAGTTGAGCTACGTTAATAGCGTCAGCGTTAGCAGTTCCACCCGCTAGATTAGTTATCTTTTTATTACCTAAATCAAGGTTGCCAGTAGCGGCATTTGAACCATCTTTGGCAAGACAATTATTTATCCCCGTAGCGAAATCATTGTCTTGTGTGTCGTGCCGTCCAGCCTCTATGCCAATGCCTAAACTAGCATCGCCAGTCCAGCCGCCTGTGGCTGAATTACCTTTTGTGTAACTACCAGATACCCAAGGCATTGTGTTCCTATGCTTCTACTTCTTTATTCTTTAAGACTTTATTAACGTACAGGCGTGTTTCCATTGGCACCTTTACAACCTGCATGATGTTCGCCCAGGTAACACGCTTGCCTTCTGCTTTAACCTTGCGGATAGCCTTGTCTATGTTGCTCGGTCCCCAGTTGTAAGCAGCCAAAGCCAAATCAGTCTTTTTGTATTTGTTAATCATCTGCTGCAAGTAACGACTGCCACCTTCAATGTTCTGCGCTGGATCAAACCTATCTTCTACGCCAAGGTCTTTTGCTGTAGCTGGCATGAGCTGCATTAAACCAGCAGCGCCCTTCTCACTTACAGCTTTGGGTTTGCCAGCAGACTCAACCTGCATAACAGCCTTAACTAGCGCAGGTGGAGCGTATTGCTCGCCTACTGGTATGCTAACGTCTTGCTTGCCTACTTTGATTGATTCAGGTTGCTGTTGGCTTTCACGTAACAACTGTTGCAACTGGTTAAACTCAGTTTCTAAAGCCGTTAATTCGGAATCGGTAGTGACTTGCGTTGATAATGTAGTTGGCGTTTCAGTTTGGTTTGCCGCAAGTCCACCACGTTGTAGTGTCGTGCCAACATCCAATCCAGCACCGCCTAGTGATTCAGCAAGCGATCCTGCACTACGCAATCCACGGCCAACAATATTTTGCCCAGTTGGAGTAGATAAAGCTCGTAATGCTAATGCACCTAAAACTCCACCACTTAAACTGCCAGTAGCAGTTCCAAGAATTGCGCCACCAGCCAATCCAGCACCACCAGTGGTATTTAACAATCTTTGTAATGCACCTATATCGTAATCACCGCCAGACGCTTTGAAGTTTCGAGCAACAACTGGTTCTGCCAGAATTAGCTTTTGCTTCTCTTTGTTTAGGTCTTTTACTTCTGGTGCGTACTTCTCAATGTGTCGTTTTACATCACCGTAAATTGTGCGCCAAAACCCAGGGTCCGACTGTGGAGAGTTTTTCCAATTTTCACCAATAATCTTTTTTTGCTGATTAAGGTAAGTAAGGCTTCCTTGACCTTCACGGCGTAAAGCATCCTGAAACTCAATGACGTTATTAACGTACTTATCAACTTGATCGGCAGCTATGTTCTTAGAAATGTAATCAATGGTTT